TTTGCAACAGTGATTCGTTTGGGGAGTACATGCGATGTTATTGGGTTATCGATCGGCGACCTAGTCGCATTAAATCGACATGTAGGTGTTTCATTTAAAATTGAGGGTGAAATATTCCTAATCGTTGAAGAAAAAGATATCATAGCAATCGTGGAAGAAGACGAGTGTGAATATAACGGAAACTAATTTAAACAAGGCGAAAAATGAGACTTAAATTTCCAGATTTGACCAGAATTCATGCGCAGTTTGAAAATCCAAACAATCTAAAGTTTAGAGCACATGAGATTTCCCAAATGGCTTCGAAAGTGATTAAAAAAGTGGAAGATCCAAAGCTTTTTAGAAGATTGAAGGAAAGAATATTGCAGGTTTGGAGCGCTTAACCAATCTCAATATCAATTTGCATATTCATAAATCTGCGAAAACCTTCGATTTGACCCTTCGTTAGGCTTTTACGCCCAAGCAATTGACAGAGCCAAATTGAGGCTTCGCAGTTAGGGTAATAGCGGAAACGGAATCCTGCGCGTTTACGGAGAAGTCTAAGATTCTTCATAACAATCTCGAATAGATTGCATTCTCCATTGCAACTCTGACTCTATTTCATCAGAGGTAGGCTCGCGCTCTAATTCAGCTTCAAGATCGTTGTATGTATCAATCCAAAATTCTTTATAGTCCATTATTCCTCTCCTTGTCGAAAATCACCTTCAAGATACCATTCAATAAATTCATCCATATCTGGCATGTAACCGAATTCATCTTCAAACTTACCACATTCGTTTTCAAAAACAGCAGTCCATTCTTCTTGTGCATTTGTTAAACTCATCTTCCTATACTCCTTCTAAATTCAATTTCTGCATAAATTTGAGCTCTCAACTCTTTTGTAATCTCTCTAAGGAAATCGCTCATTGATTCTTTAAGTTTAGATTCGAGTTTTAATACTCCCTCTTCCAGTTGTTCATTTGTGGCTATCACAATTCGAGCGCGAGCCCCTTCGTTCGCTTCAAGTGTTGCCTTTTTCAGGGCTTCTATTGTTTCTTTCATATACTACTCCTTCTTGTTTGTATATGTCTATATACTAACATACGGCCTCGATTAAATCTAGACATAAAAATTCTTTTAGTGCTACACATTAATAAACAGGAGCATCTATGCAGAAAAGAGAGAAATCAGGTCGTTTTGCTAAAGGGAAAGTCAAAAAGAAACTATCTAAAAAGGCTATCATGAACCCTAAAGCTAAAATTCAAAAAATAGCCAAAAAAGGCTTGATTAAAGATATTTCCGATCTCACCTTCTTTGATCTCCAAGATATGATCTCTGCTGAAGTCGCACTCCAAATGAGGTATTAACCATGTCCAATTTACCCAAAGAATTTCAAGATGCTTTAGATAAGAAAATCCAAGAGTGCATGATGTTCATTCATGAGAAGTTTCAGGAAATGGAAATGAAATTGAAAAAAGAATTGGGCATACGTAAGCCTTTTTGGAAATGGTGGAAATAATGGCTGTAACGAAAAAAGAGACTTTTGATGATTTAAACGACGAAGATAAAAAGCTTCTAAAAGAGATAAACGAAGTCGGGGATATGATAAGAGGAGTTCTATTTGAAAAATCTATAGATTCTTTACTGGCAATGCGAGCAATGTTTCTGTCTCAAATAATTTACGCAGAAAGAACAAAAACCTCGATAGAAGACTTTAACCAAGCCTGTGATGATTTAAAAGATAAATATTTGTCATTTCTTCAACAGGGCATCTTTTTACAATATCCCAGACTAGCGTCATCAAAAGTGAAAAATGAAAAATATGTCAAACAAGTTACCAGATGTTTTGAAGAGATGGTAAAAGAAAACCAAATCGATCTCAATATAGCAATAAAAAGCATGTGTTCACTTATGCTTACTTGGTTTAGGGATAACGAAAAACCTCAAGAAACAGTTGATGAATTTTGTGATTTTTTGAAAAAAGAATACAGTCTAGCATTGAAAGATAAGGAATCGAAATAATGGCTGGAGCTCCCAAAGGCAATAAATCTGGCGTCAAATTAAAAGACCCAAATGTTCGTCAAGAAGCTTATAAGCAATATTGCGAATGGATTGCCACAGGTCGCTCTAAAGAAGCTTGGAAATTTCAACACCCTACACTTTCATGCACCTATAAAACATTAGAGAAATACATCTTAGCAGATCCGATTGAGTTTCCGCCTATACACAAAGAAATGGCTGAAGCGGATTCATTTAACGTTTGGGAACAACGTGGAATTTCGATGATGCTTGGTCAGATTAAAGCAGAACCTGCCCTATTTCAAATGTTCATGCGAAATAAATTCGGATGGGATAAAGAAGACATCAATGAGGTTGCAGATTGTGCCGCGGATAAGATATTGGAGATGATTCGCAAGGGAGATAAATGACCTATTTCGAATTGGCTTTGAAATTGATACGAAATGAACTTCTTAAGTTAAAAAAATAACTTGTCACATCAGATTGATCATGATATTTAAAAGTCATGAGCTCAATCACCGACTACTTCTCCCAAAAACAACTCCTTTCAATTCGCGAATCAAATGCCTCTATCAATATTTGGGAAGGTTCGATAAGGTCTGGTAAAACACACGCATCTTTATGGAGGTTTGTCGATGAAACGAATCGTGGTCCTGATGGTGATTTTGCTATTATTACTCGGACTTATGACAGCTTTGAGCGGAATATTCTCCCTGAGCTTCAGAAGATCCTTGGAAACCACGTTAGGTATTTCAGAGGTAAACGGCAGCTCTATATTAAAAACCGTAAATGCCATGTGATTACAGCCGATGACGCAAGTGCCGAAGCCAAAATCAGAGGATGTACGTTATCGGGAGCATACGTTGACGAAGTTACTATCATACCGGAGAACGTATTCATTATGTTACTGGGTAGGCTATCAATTGAGGGTGCTAAACTTTTTGGAACAACCAACCCCGACTCTCCATATCATTGGTTTAAAATATGGATGGACGGTAATCCAGACCTCGTTAGTTTTCAGTTCGTCATGGATGACAATCCGTCTATGTCACAAGACCGGAAAGACTTTTACAAACGTCAGTATAAAGGACTCTGGTATCAAAGATTTATCTTAGGTAAATGGGTTCAAGCTGAAGGAGCCGTTTATGACTTTTTCGACGAAAAGATCCATGTTATCGACTTTCCTTTATCTACTGCTACAAGCTATATTGTGGGCGTTGACTATGGGACTACTAATCCATGTTCTTTTGTGCTGGTTGGCATAAACAAAAATAGGTATCCTAATGTCTGGGTCGAAGATGAATATTATTATAACTCGAGAGTTACACAGCGTCAGAAGACTGATTCAGAATACGCGGAAGATTTACGAGTCTTTATTGAAGGACGGCATGTTGCAGCCATTTATCTTGATCCATCTGCTGCATCATTTAGAGCAGAGATTATCAGAAGTGGAATCAGCAATTTGCATGACGCCGAAAACGATGTTATCGATGGGATTAGATTCGTTGCCAAGCTGCTCAATCAAGGAACCTTTAAAGTCTGTCGAAAATGTAGAAATCTAATCGCAGAGTTTCAATCTTATGTTTGGGATGAGAAGTCACTAAAGTCTGGAGTAGATAAGCCTAAGAAAGAAAATGACCATGCAGTTGATGCTCTTCGGTATGCACTCTACTCCCACTTTTTCTTATCTGAACAAGGGGCTCTATCTGGCAAAGACATCGACAGGAACTATAACGAAGCTATGGGCGGGGGTCCAGAACTTCCACCTTTTTTCCAACAACCGAACTCTGGGCTTTCACATCCTTCAATGAGGTTTTGATTCTCTCTTGTTGCCAATTAACCACGGTGACGAGCATTCCACAGGCCAAGTTAATTCTATCAACCGATGAATCTTCACTAAATATTATCCTTATTGCATTGTCAGCGACTTCACGAGCATAAGGCAAAAGTTCGTCAGTCATTACGATTCCCCAAATAAAACAAAGATAGACTAAAACCAATCCCTAGAATAAAACCTGTTATGAATGAAACCCAGGTCACAGCCTCTCCAATATTTCGATTTGATTGTCCTGAATTGTACGAATTCTGCACCATAAGTCAAAGAGGAAAATGTAGGTGATGAGGAAGAGGAGAATAATGGTGAAGAATTTCATTTGACATCCTTATATCTTCTAAATCGCATTGTCACGCCTGAGTTTGTAGGTATAATAGAGTGCTTTTTGGTCGATTCCAAGTCCTCTAAAAACATTTCGGCCTTTTTTATCAGGTGCTCTAATATAATAGAAGGGTTGTTGAGTTGGGTGTTCATTACTCTCTTTGAGTTCTTTTTCTTTAACCAATGCCCGCTCATATATCTCCAAAAACGTTTTTTCTAGTTTTTTCAGTTTTCTTCCCCACTGAGGGTATTTATGCGCTTTTTTCATAAGATGTTTTGCATATAGATAGATATCCCAAAGTGTTCGGGAAGATTCTTTAAGGTTTGGAGCTGGCGCAGATAGCAAAAGAGGATTGAAATATTGTAGGATATCAGCAGGAATAACTGTAGTGGTTGTTTTCATTTCGGTGGCTCCTTTCTGCAATGAATACAGGAAAGATCAACATCAAAGACGACATTTTCACTTTCTTTATATTTCTTGCAATCGCATTTTGACATTCTTTTTTGATCATTGTTAAAGAAAGTTTCTATAAATTCCTCGATCAATTGTTTTTCTTCTTGGAAAATGGGTAGATGTTTCGTTTTTAAGAATTGTATCATTTCATCTTTCATTTTCATTCCATCAGGCGCTTTAAACGTCGCCCTATTGACCTCTTGCCCGCATTCTTCACAGATCATCTTGATGACTCGGTGGCCTCTTTTTTGGCACTCGTTCATTTCTGAGAATCCTTTAAATGTATGATTGAATCGCATAAAGGAGCCAAGTATTTCATCACAGGATCAGCTTCTTCTTTGGCTTCTGCCCACCGAAAAACAAGACCGTCTTTATGGCATTCTTTATAAAGAAATCTTTCGTCTTCATCTACAGTGATTATTTTATCATTCATTTTTTCTCTTCCTTGTCCCCATGAATTTTCTTAAAAACAACATCAATGGTCTTCACTTCTTCATCGGATAGCGACTCATCAGCGTTTTGCTCTGCCATCTTTTGATCTAACTCATCAACTTTAACAAGGCTGCTAAAATCCACGATATCCTTTTGCGTTAGGTTTTTACCAGATCTTTCAAGAGGATATGGTGTCTTGATTGACAAAGGATTAGTTTTGTCGAGCTTTTCTCTTCTAAATCCAAAACAGCCACAACAATCCGTGTGGTGATGTTTGTTTGTTACTGAACCTGTGCCTGATGCCATTTTCGTCTCCGAATTTAAATTTATAAAATTGCGCAACCACTTTTTGTTGAGGGGTCATATTTCCATTCAATGACAGTTAGGCTCCAGTCTTCCTTGATTTTGTGCCCAGTATCGTCTACCCAGCCTCTTTCAGAGAAGAACCCTTTTATACAATCAGGCTCATAATCGTTTCTTTGTATTTTGATGAAGCAGGCATATCCCTTTTCTGGCATAGCCTGATTGGGAGATGTCCAATTTTTCCCAACCTCATAGTAATAATTGTAAAGACTTTTAAAAGGGCTAAAAATTACGGAGCTCATGCGAATACATCCTTATCTTTGAAAAGAAATTCTATATCGTTTAATGTAAAGTAAATTCTTTAATTCATAGGTTTAGGCCAAAATGACCCTCTTCCCTCAACTTAGCGATAGTTACTATACAGACCAGGATAATTCCATCCTAAAGTTAATGGACTATACGTATGCCAAAAACATACAAATTAATCAAAGTTTTTGGTCAGAAGCAGAAATGGACCAACGATTTAGGGCTGGCGATCAGTCTCTTTGGAACGATATTTACGGAAATATTCCTGCCTTTCGTCGTCGTCAATTCAATTTCAATCGAATTCGCCGAATCACAAACATGATTACAGGCTATCAAAGGCAGCATCGTAAATCGACAGTATGTACTCCTGTTGAGAATTCAGATCAACAAACAGCAGATCAGTTCAGCAAAATCCTTCTTTGGGATGATCAAAAGAATCATGTTTTGGAAACTATTTCAGACGCATTTGATGGCGCTGTTGTCACAGGTATGAATCTGCTTTCAGTTTGGATGGACTATCGAAATGATCCAGTAAATGGTGACTTAGCAGTTGATAACGTGGCTTTCAATGGCTACCTAATTGACCCCTATTTCAAGAAAATGGATTTGTCAGATTGCAATAATATCTGGACACGCAAATACTTATCCCGAAATCAGGTTAAATCTCTGCTCCCTGGAAGAGAATCTGAACTTGTCGATATGAAGGGCTGGGGAAATCGCGACGGAAAATTTCAATTCATGCCTGAGTCTTACAACTATGGCATGCAAGATTTGCTTATGTATGACGAGTTTTGGTATCTAGATTCGCGAAAACAAAAGCTGCTTTGTGATGTACAAACTGGCGAAACGATGGAATGGAGAGGACAAGATGAAGATTTACAAGACTTCCAGAGGGCATATCCCCAAATTCACACCCTTGATCAAGAAATCCAAACCGTCAAACTTGCCATCGTGGTACAAGGCAAGGTTATGTATAATGGGCCTAATCCTCTTGGTATCGATCGTTATCCTTTTGTTCCGGTTTGGGCTTATTACGAGCCCCAAATGTCTGACTTTCCTTGGAGAATCCAAGGAGTCGTCAGAGGCCTTAGAGACGCACAATATCTTTATAATCGGCGTCGAATAATTGAATTAGATATTTTAGAATCCCAAATGACATCTGGCTTTATGTATAAGGAGAACGCTTTAGTTAATCCTAAAGATGTCTTCTTACAAGGACAAGGTAGAGGTCTAGCTCTTAAGGCTAATGCTCAACCTGGCGTTGATGTTGTTAAAATCGAAGCCCCTCAAATCCCGCCATCCATGATTCAACTCTCTGAGCTTCTTGGTAAGGAAGTGCAAGAGATATCAGGTGTTAGTGAAGAACTACTAGGAATGGCACAAGATGATAAGGCAGGGATACTCTCCATGCTGCGTCAAGGTGCAAACCTAACCACACTTCAAGGTCTTTTTGATAATTTAGATTACGCTCAAAAGATGCTAGGAGATATCAGAATGCAACTTGTTCAAGCCAATTGGACACCTGGAAAAGTTCAGCGTGTGATAGGGGAAGAACCTTCTCAGCAGTTTTATAATAGAGCTTTTGGTAAATACAAAAGTATCGTCGAAGATGGACTCAATACCTCGACTCAAAGACAGATGCAGTTCGCTCAACTTCTCCAACTCAGAGAGCTTGGCATTCCTGTCCCTGCTGAGATATTGGTTGAGTCTTCTACTCTGCAAAATAAGGAAAAACTTACCAATGCACTTACTCAGCAAGAGCAACAAGCAGCACAAGCGGCCCAAATGCAACAACAAACCCAAATTGAGCTTCTCAAGGCACAAATCGAAGACCTGCATGCAAGAGCCGTCGCAAATCAGGGACTTGGCCATGAGCGTGCAAGCCGTATACAGGAAAACCAGGCCCTTGCTGTTGAGCGTAGAGCCGCTGCACATAAGGACATGGAAGAAGCCGAACTCAGCAAAGTTAAAGCAGTTAAAGAGCTCACTACAATTGATCTGGAACAACTTCATAAAGCAGTTGAGATTTTGAAATTGATAACAGAAAAGCCGGAAGAAAATAAACCTGTTCAAAAAAAGAAGGCTAAAGTATCTAAAAAAGTAGCATGATAAATGGGCTTTCCTTATTCACTGGGATTGGGGGTATAGATGTGGCTTTATCTGAATGGGTCAGACCAATCGCCTATTGCGAAATCGACCCCTATTGTCAAGGGATTATCTTATCAAGAATGGCGGGAAAACTTCTTTCAACCGCTCCCATTTGGGGCGACGTCAGGAATTTCCCTTTTAAAGATTTCACAACTGGACTGGACATTATATATGGAGGCTTCCCATGTCAGGGCATCTCTGTTGCAGGACATGGAAAAGGCTTGGCAGATGAGCGTAGCGGATTATTTTGGGAGATCGTGCGCCTTTCCAAAGAAATCAAGCCGAAGTTCATATTCCTTGAAAACGTCCCAGCTATCACTTCCAGGGGTGGACTCACAGTCGTTAGAGCGATTGCCGAAATGGGGTATGATTGTCGATGGTGTATTATATCCGCTGCAAGCATTGGCGCATTACACCGTCGTGAAAGGTGGTTCCTTCTTGCCCACGCCAAACACATTGGATCACATGGCTCCGAGAAGCCTAGAAGCACAGAAGAGAGTATTTCAAACCCACAGGAAGGGCAGAACTTATCCAAGCAATCTGAGAGAGTACATATTACCGGAAATGTGGCCCCAGAATCTCCAAATGGCTGTCAATATGTGGCCGACACCGAGGGCGAGAAATGCTCCCGATTGTCCAGCAGAGAGACGCAGAGACAGCCCACAACTAGAATCTGTGGTCAATATACAAGCATCGACGAATGGCAAGAAGCTGTGTCCACAATTTGTAGAGTTACTGATGGGGTATCCTGTCGTGTGGACAGAATTAGAGCCTTGGGCAATGCAGTGGTTCCAAGCCAAGCGAAAGAAGCGTTCAAAATCTTAATGGGAATAAAT